GAAAGGATAAAGAGCCTTTCGATAACACAACGGAGATTAAAAAGCAGGGCGATAAAGTCTACATTCGGACAATCGCTGACGTAACAGTATTCGACCATCAGAAAGGCATGACGTTGCCGAAACAGCGTCCTGAGTCTCCTGATGTTGAAATGCTGATTGATAAAGGGAAAGGTTGGAATATCCTTCTGGATGACGTTGATAAAGTCCAGAGCGATATTGACCTTTTAAACAAATTTACTGATGACGCTAGTAAGCAGATACAGATTTCTGTTGACTCGTCTCTTCTGGGTGCCGTCTATGCAGACGCAAGCGCCTATAACTGTGGAGCTACCGCAGGATTGGTTACCGCTGGGTACAATCTGGGAGCTTCCGGTGCGCCTATCCAGATTACCTCAACCAACATCATTGATTACATTGTTGCTTGTGGTGGTGTTCTCGACGAACAGAATGTTCCCGATGAAGACCGCTGGATGGTATTGCCTTCCTGGATGGCTGTTATGTTGAAATCTTCGGATTTGAAAGACGCTTCAATGACGGGAGACCCGAAATCAGTTATCCGTTCTGGACTTCTGGGTATGATTGACAGGTTCGTAATCTATCAGTCGAACTCCGTTGGTTCTGTGGCGGCTACGACTGAAGCCTCTGGTTTCAAGAGCTACTATGTCCTCTTTGGAAACAAAGATGCCATCAGCTTTGCGAACCAGTTCACCAAAACAGAGTCTCTGAGGTCAACAGAGTCCTTTGATACAATAGTCCGTGGCTTAATGGTTTATGGCTACAAGACCATCAAACCTGAAGCTCTCGGCTATCTGTATGCACGTAAGTAGGAGGTGTTATTATGGCTACTGTTGATTTTACTGGCGGAAGTGCTGTTGGAACCGGAATGCCTTATGGTGTTCAGGCGAAAATCGGAATCAGACGTTCACGCCTAGATGCTGCCAAAACTGGAATCACCAATACCAACGCTGATGTCTATCAGATGATTGACATTAAGGCTGGTGAGGCCGTTCTCGGTTGCTGGGCTTACGTCGTGACTGGAGACTCAACTGGAACCGGAAAAATCCAGATTGGAGTTACGGGCGGAGACACCGACCTTTGGGTTGCTGAAACATTGGTTGATACCGATGCTACGCTTCTTGAAGAGGACGGGGATTCTCTCTTGGTTGGGAAAACTGTCTTTGCAACGGCGGATACCATTGATATTCTCGTTTCTACTGCCGCTCTGGTAGATGCGGTTATTGATGTGTATGCCCTTGTTCTGGACATGAACCCGAATGAGGAACTTAAATAACTAACAAGTAGGAGGGGGGTGGACTCCATGTTATTCCCCCCTCCGAATAAACCCTACACAGGAGGGATTATGCGTTACGAAAATCTTAATGTTAAAAATCTTCACGTAGAGAAAATCATTCCCGTTCAATCTATCGGAGCAAGCACAGCGAGCGTGACTCCTGAGATTTGGTCTGATTTTCCGATTTTGTCAATGATGGCACAGCCGGGAATCGGGATTGCTGCTTTCGATGATTTTGCAAACATGAATGTTACGGGTTTCCCGTACAGCATTCAGGGAGCCAATGGAACATGTTTAACGGTTGCGGCTACTCCTTATGGAGTTATCCAGCTTTTAGCTCCCGGAACTGACAACGACGAGTGCTTCTTGACTTGGAATAATGCTCTTACCGGTCTTATAAAAGCCGATGCTACAAAAGATTGGGCATTTGAGGCGAGAGTTAAGCTGTCCCAGATTGCCGCAGAGCAGGGTGTGTTTGTCGGTTTAGCTGAGGAAAGCGCAGTTGGTGCTGACTTCATGACCGACGATACAATGGCTCTTAAAGTTGTTGACGCAATCGGTTTCCAGATTGTTCACGCAACGGCTGCTGCTGCTCAGTGGCAGACCATCATTCAGTTGAATGGTGGCGCGAGGGTCGCTGTTGATTCAACTGCTGTTCTTGGTTCTACGAGTTATATGAAACTCGGTATGAGAAGCAAGAGCGGAACGGTTACGTTCTATGTTGACGGAGCACCTTTGGCGGACACCGTAGCTTCTACGGCTACCAACTTCCCGCTTAACCAAGTAATGCTTCCGACCTTCGCTACAAAGACAGGCAAAGCTGCTGCTAATTCTTTGTATGTTGATTGGTGGATGGCTGCTCAGTTGAGATAACTTTTAGTTGAGATAACTTTTAGGGGTGGGGTGTAACAGCCCCACCCATTTATGAGGGGAATATGGAAGTTAAAATGCTCCGCAAAATAGGGACTGAACAAGTTTTCCCTTTTACTGATATATTGTTCGCAAGGGGAGATATGGAAGTATTTTTTGTTTCTCCTCCTACCAAAGAAAATTTCAAAACAAAAACCACAGAAAAACCCGGTGCTGGCTGGGTAAGAAACCATTTAGGTACTTGGACTAGGAGGAAGAGGTGAACCTACAAGAAATTGTCGATGCCGCTAGAAATAAATTCAACAACTACGAAAAGCCCTATCTTCACCATGATGATGAAATGGTAGAATATGTAAACAACGCCTGTGATATAATATGCAGAGATGCTAGGTTAGTTAAGAGAAATTTTAGTTCGGCTGCGAGTTACATCTATACTACTGCCGGAGACAACTCTTACGCTATTGACTCTCAAGTGAGTGCAATCATCTCTGCTTACCTTTGCACTCAAGAAACAATTTTACTTAATGTAGCTCCAGCGACTGCTTGGGCAGTCGGTGACACGATTACAGGAGATTCTAGCGGGACAACTAGCTTAATAGCCGAAGTTATTTCCACGACAGAATTTATTATCAAAAATAGAAGCGGTGCATATACCGCAGCCGAAACATTAACAAATGGAACTGCGCCAGCAATTCAAACTGGATTGTATCCGTTAGTTTATGACCATGAAACAAAAGAACTTACAAAGACAAGTTTAAGTGATATTAAAAAAACATCAGATTGGGAATATCACCTTGACGAACCGATAAAATACCTTCTTGATGTTACTCACGGTAGCGACACCAACAGATACCTTTATTTATATCCGACACCAGACGAAATATATGTTGTCCGGCTGGCAGTGATTGGATATCTTTCTGCCGCTATGACAACCACGAGTATGTCTACTCAGACTCCGGCGATTGAGCCTAGGTATCATTCAATCATTGTAGACGGAGTTGTTTATCAGATGTACCTCAAAAGAGGAGACGATACTTGGAACGAAAAAGCCGCCGATATTTATTTCAAGAAATTCAGAAACGGGATACATGATATAAAAAAAGAACAAATAGCTTATGAAGGAATTGATACAATAGTATCCCCTCACAGAGCTTTTATATAGGAGGAATATATGTCAGGAGTTTACCCTAATTTAGATGCGGAAGACCTTGAGACAAGAGTCAGGACTTATCTCAATGAGGTGTCTGCCGATTTTTTCACCCAAGCTGATATTTGGAGATGGCTGTCTGTTGGCGCAAAAGATATTGCCCAAAGCTCGACCTGTATCAGACGAGTCCTTGATGCGGTGACAACCTCTTCAACGAGAACCGTTACGACAAATTGCTATAAGGTAATGCACGTTGAGTATATTCCTTCTTCGGGGAGACCAATAATGCTTACCAAGATAGACCCCCTTCGGCTTGGACATTACCCCATTGATGGGGCGACTCCTCAGTATTGGTATGAATATGGGGTAGGAAGTTCGCAGACGATAGGTATCGAACCTCTTCCAGCGTCAGCATACGCTCTGAGGCTCTACGTTGTAGACCTTCCAAAGATGACCTATCTTACTTTTGCAAGTTTTACTGAAGGTGTGGGAGCTACTAATTGGACGGAATCGGGAACCGGATGGACTTTAGGGACTACAGCGGTTCATGCGGGAGCTGTAGCGGATACTCTGACATACAACACAGCCCTCGGAACCGCAAACACGAACTTCACTGTCGTCTTTAATGTTTCCGGTGTCGGGGCTGGAGGCACTATCACCCCGTCTATTGGAGGGACAAACGGCATAGCCGTAACAACGAATGGCTGGCACGCACAAACTATCGCCGGGACGACTCCGTGGACAATGATTTTCACGGCGACAAATTCTATCACCATAGACGACCTGACGATTTATAAAGAAGCGGATTTTGCAGCGACGACTGACCAAACGGAGCTTCCGACAGCGTGGCAGCACCTGCTGGCTCTTTACGCGACTCATAGCGGTTTAATCAAAGAAAAAAAATTAGGGGCGGCTCAGATGCTTGCGAATATCTACTTTAACGAAATCGCTTATCTGAGACAGAACATAGTTGAAGTTATTCCAGACGGGAAATCGGATTTGATTTACACATGAAAGTAAGCGACATCAAAAATTTAATCAAGCAGGAACTCTCTACTGGGCTGGGGACAACTGTTTACGTTTCCGATACTGAGCTTCTTGCTATGATTAACGATGGGTATAAAGACATAACAGCCAAGGCTTTTTGTGATGAAGTGATAGACAATATTTTAACAGAAAGTGGAATCGACAGATATAAATGGTCTGGTCATAAGATAACAAAAGTAGTCCTTGATGAAATGGTCGCTCCGGTCTGCACTCTTTCTCTCAATCCAGATACTCTCCTTCAGTATAACGACCCGATTGGACACCCTGAAGCGTTTCCTGTTGTCATTTCTTGGACTGTATCTGCCGATGCAACCTATGCTGCAATTGACAACGGGATAGGTGAAGTTTCTCTTCCGAGTGGCTCGATGACTATCTATCCAGAACACATGACTCTTTACACTTTGACTGCAACGAGTGACGAAGGAGTTGGAACTGCTACAGCTTTGATTATCGCTGTTGAATTGGTCTACCTTGAAGAAACACCAGATAGTTTATTAATCGGGGAACCTGTAATAAACATAGGCTCACATTACGTTCCGGCTCCGTCTATGTCAGCTTTGGCTGAGTGGATTCCTGAAGATTTTATGCCGCAGACTGTTACGTTAACAAATAACTCAAACTCTCCTGTTGTTGTTTACTACACAAAAGACGGAGTTGACCCGACGAATTTATCTGCCCTTTATTCTACGCCATTTGACATTGAAAACACCGATTGGCAAACAACTGGATGGGATAAAATTGATGTTAAAGCTATCGCCTACGACCCCGTAACAGGAGATTATAGCGTAATAACCTCAGATATTGTTTACAAACTTAAAAGCGGAATCGTAAGCACAGACCCTTGGGAAGTTATCGCAATGGACGACTCTCTTTTACAGGTAGGCGAACCTATTATCCAAACAGGAACTTATTGGGCAGTAGTTTTAGTCCAGCCCGATTATGAGGATTTAACTTTACAGGTAGGAGAGCCTATAATTCAAGCAGGAACTTATTGGGCAGTAGTTTTAGTCCAGCCCGATTATGAGGATTTAACTTTACAGGTAGGAGAGCCTATAATAACCACAGGAAGATACTGGGACGCTTCCATAGACCCACCATAAGGAGAATTTATGAATGTTTTAACCATGCCGACAATTGGAATGGCTGGATTTGTTGAAAGATGGGAAGTCGTCAACAAGGACGGAAGCATCGCAAGGGCTTGTTACGTTCCGCAGAAAAATATGATTTTGGACAGCGGGCTTGATTTGTTTTATACGTCGGCGGTGCTGGGGTTGGGGTTGGGGGGGTGGTACATAAACAATTTTGCTATTGGGACAGGGACAACGGCTCCTTCTTATACAGACACAACATTGGGAACTGAAAAATATAGAGCAGCGTGTGCTTACGCAACATGGGACTCAACTACTTATTCCGCTCAGGGAGCTTCTCCGTATTATGTTTATCAACAAAGAGGAGTTGAGACTCCGATGGGGGCACTAGACAGTTCTATAGACGGAGAGTATGGCGAGATAGGATTTTCTAATTCTGCCTCGACGGATGGAACGCTATTCTCGAAATTTAGGATAGTTGATGAGCTAGGAAATCCAACGACTATTTATGTTTCATCGACTCAACAATTAAGATTAAAATACATCTTGAGATTTCAGCTTATTCCAGATGTTTCAACCCACTATGCTCCTACTATAACTGGTATCGGCGCGTGGGGCTTTGACGCGTTATGGCAGTCAACTGTCCTTTTCTCCAATTTAATACATGCGTGCGCTACCAATACGTTTAGACCGTATCTGTATGCCTTTAGTGGAACGCCTACATTAGATACTATTGGAGGAAATTTTTCCGTTGTGGGAGGCTCATCAGACTATGTGATTTTAACAGAATCTTCTTATACTAACGGAAATCATTATATAGATAAAACAGCATTGTTCGGTGTAAATGATGCTGTCTTTACAATAAATGGTTTTTATTTTACTGTTGACAGTAGAAGGGATTACGTCTCTTGGGCTATGGTTTTGGATACTCCATTAGCAAAGCCAAACACTCATGCTTTAAGTTTAACTTTCAGATTTCCGTGGGCGAGGGCATAATGGCAACTATACAAGGGCTTCTAAAGATGACACCTCAATGCGTTGGGAGATTAGCTGTCGACGACAGTAAGCCGAAGTATTGGTTTACTTGGGGCAATGAGATTAAAATTGAGCCAGTCCCGGATGATTCGTATAAACTGGCTCTTTATA